CTTGAACGACTGATCGGTCGATGCCTTGTAGTAGTCGCCGACCCGAACCAGATCCTTCGTGTAACGCTTGACGGGTTGGCCGTTGGCGTTCGTGGTGATACCGGACGCGGCAGAGAGTTTGCCGAGTACCGAGTAGACCGAAGGCTGTGAGACTTGATTCGACATAGGCGAGACTGGCTCGCCTGCACCCGTGACGCCAAAGAATAACCACCCCATGTTGGGAAGTCAACTTAGCGAAGCACAACCTGTTGAGCATCGAAGATATCGAGCGGGTTGAAGCCGAATCCTTCGTCCGCACCTGCCCGCACTACCTCGCCGTCAACCTCGACGAACTCGGGGATGTCGTTGGGCGTCGCGAGAGATTCGTCTTTGAAGATCTCAATCACGCTACATCGGCACGACCACCCACAGGGGGGCATGATCTCGTTCCATCGCGGATGATCCTTCGGGAGCCGAAGCCCATCGAGTGCCGCATGTCCGGGGCGTACCCGATCGTCTCCGACCGTGACGTACTCATACCCCCACAAGATATCCTGAATCGCGTGATCTTCGTTCGCCTTCAAACGCCCCGCCGAGTACGCCAGTTGAGTCTGAGTCCGTGCCTGCGTCTCGATGAGGAACGGCTTTGCGTTCGTCATGCCCGCGTCGTCGAATGCCTTACGCACCGCAGCGATCGTGCCATCGACATGCTCGCCGGTACGCACGCTCTCCGCGATCGCCTTGCGGATCTTGTCTTCAAGCAAGCCGCCCATCGAATCCATCGCCGCGACCGACTGAGCCGCGAACCGTTTGCCGATGGTGTCGATCTCGGCGTTGGTGATGCCAACGCGATCGACCGCGAAGTCCACGATGTTACGCCAGATGCCGAGCGGGTCTGTTACCTTCCGTGCCAACGCCACGGGCTGTACTAGCGACTTCGCCCGGTACTGTCCCAAGATGAACGAAGCCGTCATGCTCTGTTGTAGCGGTACCTGAATGGGCTTTATCGCATCGCGGATCGCTTTGCCTACGTCGCCGCCTTGACGGATCGCACGGATGACAGCGGCACGGACGCGGATACCCACGGTGCCGAGCGGTCTTATACCCGCGTTGGTGATGCGGGTCACGTCTCGGTCGTGCGTCTCGGCTTGACGTTGTGAGGATAGGCTACTTGCCACGCTTGACCCTCGCTTGGATCGCCTTTTCGAGCGAGCGAGAGAACGGAGACGGTTCGGGAGTCACTTCGGGATTGACGGGCGGTTCGGGCTGATCGACAATCACACGCGACACGCTCTCTTGCGACTTCGGCAACCGCAACGCATCGAGCATCGCGTCCATATCCAACTGCTCCAACGCGAGGTCGGGGTTGCCGCTGTACAACGCGGTAACGATCGACTGATACAACGCCCTCGCTTGATCCTGAATCGGGCCGGGCGTGAGGTACACCTTCCCCTTCGCGGTCGGGCCGAAGTTGACCATCAGCACGTCGTCAACGGCTTGCCGGTTGAGTTCCTCGATGATGCAATCAAGGAACTGTTGGGAGATGAGTACGGCGATGTCGCCGTGAACGCCAGCCTCGGCCTTCGTGCCGAACTGACCCTCCAGAATCGCACGCTCGGGGAGCAAGTACCCGCGAACCTTCAACTTGTCCTGATACGAGAGCGACTCGATGAACTCCGCACCGTGACCAGCCCGCGTTTCAAGGAATGACACCTGCCACGCCATGAGGTCGGCGATGTTCGACCCGCTCCGAATGGCGTCCATCGCCCAATCAGGGATAGCGGTCGGCATGACGATGCCGTGTGCAAGCCCGAGTTGCAGGTTCATTTGCACGGCGGCTTCGTAGTTCTGCACCGTCTGCCCCGCCGCGTTTCTGCCAGATCCTTCGGGGTAGCGGATGACCGGCACAACACCTGCCGTCTTCGCCTGATACTGAGCGAGTTTCTCCATCCCAGCCGTCCACGGTTTCCATGCCCACTTTCGCAGGTTCTCCATCCGTGACCGGCCATACGGGTTCTCCCCTTCCGAATCGTTCGTGACGATGACGCAGTGCCCACGGTCGAGCGTGATGCCCGCTTGCTTCACGCCGATAACAGCCCCGTTATCCTTGTCGATTGCGATCTCGGTATTGTCGGGAATGAGCGGCTTGAATCGCTCGATGACCAACCGCCCATCGTCGTCGATGCCCCACACCTTCTCGAACGACTGCCACCCGTAGTAGATCGCCCGGCACGCCTGATAGATCAGTCGCCCCCGGAGCGGTTCAAACACATCCTCGATGAGTTCCTGTGCCCCGTCCGGTGCGTCGTCGTCAGACTCGATCGACCAGCCAGCAGCAACGATCGGTGCCGTAGCCGCCGCGTGAGCGAGAGCGATCGTAGGGTCTTCCAGCATGTCGCGGTACGTGCGATACGTGCCCGCTGGCGTGGTGCCTTTGAACAGCAGCCCCATCATTGCCGACGCTTCACCGCCGACGCCGTTCAATCCTTGCGGCTTCGTCTGCGATCCGAGTTTGCGGGTTGGTGCCTTAGCCATATGTTCACTTCTCGGACTTCACGCGGAATGGGAGCCACACGCGGATACAGACCAGAGCGAGCAGTACGCACATGATCTTGGGGTACATGTCTTCGGTAATCATCGCATCGCTCCGTAGTACGCCTGTGGCGATTCAACAACCGCCAAACGCGGACGGATGTAGTGTAGCCTGTACCCTTCGGCATCGACGGCGTGGGATAGATCCTGATCCGCCTTGTCGGGCAGACCATCGTCGCCCGTCTTCATCTCCCGAAGGTCCGTGAGCAGCCGTTCGCATCGGGAGTGAATCAGATACCGACGCTTGCCGTCCATATCGCACAGGATGTCGTTCACCACGTTCACGCGATCGAAGATGCGGGGGTTCTGTTTGGGGACGCGGATGCGGTATTGCTTGCCGTTACCGCCCGACGCACCCATTTGAGACATACCCATCTTGTTCAACTTCTGCCGCACGATGTCGTAGCACGTCTCGCCCGTGCCGAGCGATCGGTTCCCACCGCTTGCGTCGCCGAACACCTGCAACTCGGGCCAGACGAACCCGCCGAGCCGCTTGACTAGTGCATCGAACGCATCCATCGCGTCGCGTGCCGACATGCGTGGCTCGTGGATCTCGTGTACAGCCGTAAACGTGTCGTCGTGTGGGTGATGCTGCCCGATGAGACAATGCATACCTGGGTTCACGTTGAAGTCCATCGACAGGTGTAGCGGCAGGTTCGGAACGATGTCCACGTTCCGCACGTTCGCTTCGTTGAACTCGCGGTAGACCGAGCGTGCGTTGAGCAACCTCGGAGCCTGCTGATACCGTGCCGCCCATCCTTCCGCACCTACCGAACGACGGATGCGGTCGAGTGCCGCACGGTCGTAACGCTCGGCACACAACGGATCTCCGATCGCCCTACCCATCGGATCGTCCGCCTCCGCGACAGCCGGTAGACACACCACCTCCCATTGATCCTTCGCCTCTTTCAGGATCATCCCGCACAAATCGTCGGGGTGCATCCGCTGCATGAGGATGACGATCGACCCGCCCGGTTCAAGTCGCGAGTACGCCTCCTGATACCACTCGTAAGCCTGTTGACGTACCCGCTTGGAGTACGCCTCGGCCATGCTCTTATGCGGGTCGTCAATCAGCATGAGGTGGGCACCGAAGCCGGTGATTCCACCATCGATACCGGCTGTATACATCCCGCCACCCGCTACGGTGTTGAACCTGTTTGCGGCCTTGCTGTCGGTGCTGAGCCGGTTGCGTACTACCGGGTTCGTCTCCATCTCGTTTCGCACCCGACGCCCCCAACTCGACGCCAGTTCCGCCGAGTACGACGACAACAGCAACTGTTTCTCGGGGAACGTGTCGAGGAACCATGTTGGCGTCCAATACGAGATGAGGAACGATTTGTTGTGCCGGGGCGGAAGGTTGACCATGAGGCGAGAGCCGGGCGTGGTGGCTGCCCGGTATACCTTGCGTCCGATGAAGTCGATGTGTGGGTAGATCTTGAACCGACCGCGACTCGCGTAGTTGGCGTAGCGGTGTGGGAAGACGAAGTTGTAGAGGTCGTCGGAGACTGTCATGGGGTATCGCTACGTCGTGGTGAAAGCATATTCCGCTCGACACGGTAGTAGATCCCAACCCCGCTGTTGTTCGGTCGCTGATTCTCTTCGGTGAACACATCGTCAGCCGACGCGAACCCGATGAGTCTGTATGTGGGCCACTTGCACAACAGCAGCAGCACGTACCAACCGCACGGTTTATCACGCTTGGTTGAGGCTACGCACATCGCTAGACCGTGCTTCCCGTCCGTGGTCTTGATGTCGATTGTGCGTCCGTCCCTGCCGATGCAATCGAACCCGATATCGCCGTCGAAAGCGAAGTCTGGGCACACGTTCCGCATACGGCAGAATGCGAGTTCACCGCCGATTCCTTCTCGGTTGATCTCGTCGTCTGACTTGCCGCTTTGCTTCAGGTTCTTCGCCCTCACCGCTTCGTTGTGCTGACGACGACGAGCAACCATCCATTCAACGAAAGCAACCTCGCAATCGGTTAGCGTATACGTGACCATGCTTGTCGTTGTTACTTGCGATCCGCCAGCCTCGCCAAGTCCTCGCCCTTACCCTCCGCGATCATCTGGGCAATCACCGTGCGGGCGTCGGAGTTGATTACCTGTGTATTCACGGTTACTGACGTGTGTTTGTCGAGCAGC